AATCAACAACAATATGATGGTATTGCTGTAAAAACTGTAACTTCATCTTATCCTCAAGTAATGTGGATAAACATGGAATACCCAAACATTACAATGTCTCTNTATCCAAAACCAACAAAANTNTTNGAGTGGCATTTTATTTCTGTTCAAGAATTAGATCAACCAGCAACATTAGAAACTAACCTAGCTTTTCCGCCTGGATACTTACGTGCTTTTAGATATAATCTTGCTTGCGAACTTGCGCCTGAGTTTGGCGTAGAACCTTCACCAACAGTTGCACGTATTGCAATGGCATCTAAACGTGATCTAAAACGTCAAAATAACCCAGACGATATTATGGCTATGCCTTACAGTATTGTGGCTACACGTCAACGCTATAATATCTTCGCTGGTAACTACTAAGGATTTATATGTCTAACGTAACCATAACTCAATTACCATCAACTACATCAGCCGCAATTGCCGATGTAGTACCTTTAGTTCAAAGTGGCGTAACAAAACAAATATCAATTGCTAACTTATTTAATAATACATCATTATCAGCACCTGCATTAGGAACGCCAATTTCAGGTACGTTAACTAATTGTACCAATCTTCCTATTTCAACTGGCGTTTCAGGCTTAGGTTCAGGTATAGCCACGTTTCTTTCAACGCCTTCTAGCGCAAATCTACGAACTGCTGTGTCTGATGAAACAGGTACAGGTGCGTTAGTATTTGCTACAAGTCCTACTTTAGTAACCCCAATATTAGGAACTGTAACAAGCGGAAATATATCTGCATGTACTAGCACAGGCATGGTATTAACTTCGCCAGCTATTACAGGCGGAACTATAGATAATGCACCAATTGGGGTTACATCAGCAAGCACGGGTAAGTTTACTACGCTAACAACTAGCCTTGTAACTAACGCAAATGCAACTTACACCGTATTAGCTACAGATCATACAATTATTCAGACTACCGCTGGTTCAACGTATACGCTTCCTGCACCTGCTAGTTTTACAGGCAGACAACTTCATATTGTTACGCAGTTTGCAGGTACTGTAGTTTCAGCATCTGCTAACGTATTTCCGCTTGCTGGCGGTTCTGCTGGCACGGCTATTCTTGCGGCAACTGCGGGTAAATGGGCGACATTAGTAAGTAATGGTACAAACTGGGTTATCGTAGCGAGTAACTAATGAAAACTCCTATTCTTGGTCAGTCCTATGTAGCACGATCAATTAATGCTGCGGATAATCGCATGGTTAATTTATTCCCTGAACAAACACCTGAAAATGGTCTTGAGATAGGTTATCTTAATCGTGCGCCTGGATTAAAATTATTAGCAACCATAGGTACTGGCCCAATACGAGGGCTTTGGACGCATCAAACTAATGGTACTGACGCATATTGTGTATCAGGTACAGAGCTATATAAAATATATCTAAACTATACTTATGTAAAATTAGGTGACGTTGAAGGCACTGGGCCAGTTACGTTTGCTGATAATGGTATTCAAATCTTTATAGCCGCCAATCCTAAAGGCTATATTTATAATGAAGTTACTAATGTATTTGCGCCAATTACAGACCCTGACTTTACGGGTGCAGGTACAGTAACTTATCTTGACGGCTATTTCGTTTACAACGAACCGAACAGTCAAAAGATTTGGATAACACAGTTATTAGATGGTACATCTATTGATCCTTTAGATTTTGCTAGTGCTGAAGGTTCACCTGACGGTGTTGTAGCTGTTAACGCTATTCATCGTGAACTTTGGGTATTTGGTACAGACACTATTGAAGTTTGGTATGACTCTGGCGCTGCAGATTTTCCATTGATACCAATTCAAGGCGCGTTTAATGAAACAGGATGTATTGCTGCGTATTCAGTTGCTAAGTTAGATAACTCATTATTTTGGCTAGGTAATGATCCACGTGGATTTGGTGTAATTTTTAGATCTAATGGCTATGCTGCACAACGTGTATCAACACATGCTATTGAATATGCTATACAGGGTTACAGCGATGTATCAGATGCTGTAGCTTACACATACCAACAAGAAGGACATGCGTTTTATGTCATATCTTTTCCTACAGGTAACGCTACATGGGTGTATGACGTAGCTACTGGTGCATGGCATGAACGCGCATATTTAATTGAAGGTGAGTTTACACGGCACCGTTCAAATTGCCAATGTAATTTTCAATCTACAACTGTTGTTGGGGATTATGAAAATGGCAACATATACAAATTTGATTTAGATGTTTATGCCGATAATGGCGATGAACAAAAATGGCTACGTTCATGGCGAGCATTGCCTACAGGGCAAAACAATTTAAAACGTACAGCACAACACAGTTTACAATTAGAAAGTGAATCAGGCGTAGGACTTAATCTTTATCCTGCGTATGCTTCAGAACAAATAACTACAGAGTCAGACAATTATATTACTACTGAAGCTGGCGAATATTTATATACAACAGCATACGAAGAAGCCGCAGGGTACACTCCGCAAGCCATGTTACGTTGGTCTGATGATGGAGGTCATACTTGGTCTAATGAGCATTGGACTGGCATGGGACGCATGGGACAATATGGTTATCGTACCATTTGGCGTCGTCTTGGTATGACACAAAAGTTACGTGATCGCGTGTATGAAGTGTCAGGCACCGATCCAGTTAAGATTGCTATTATGGGCGCTGAATTAATTATCAGCGAAACTAATGCTTAACTATACCCGCATACCTGCGCCAAGAGTTTCACTTGTTGATTCTCAAACAGGCATTGTGTCAAATGAATGGTTTAGGTTCTTTAACAATCTCTATACTATCGCATACTCTGCAACTAATTCAGTAACGCCTGGTACTTATGGCACTGTAGCTAAAGTCCCTCAAATTACCGTAAATGAATTTGGTACAATCACAGCTATTACAGATGTATCTATTGCAATTGATGCTAATCAGATTGTCAGTGGTAATATTGATCCTGCTCGTATTCAAGGGGCTTACACAGGCATTACAGGTGTAGGTACATTAACACTTGGTACATGGAACGCAGATACCATTACAACGACTTATGGCGGGACAGGATTAGCTAGTTACACTGCGGGCGATACGCTCTACTATGCGTCCGGTACAGCGTTAAGTAAACTAGCCATAGGTACAAGTACCTATATTAATACATCTAGCGGTACAGCCCCACAGTGGACTGATCCAGCTACGATTACCGTAGGTACTGCAATCAATATTGCTGGCGGTTTAGCTAATCAAATACCATATCAATCAGCACCAAGTACGACAACGTTTAATGCAGGGTTAACATTTGACGGTACTAATTTTAAAGTAACAGGAAATATATTTGGTACGGCGGGTACAACAACAATGGCTGATGGATTTAATTATATCCCCGCTGCAGCAGGCGCTCCTACCGGGGTTCCTACAGCCATAGCAGGTTACGTTCCCACATATTATGACACGACTAACAACAATTTTTATGTGTATAATGGAGCATGGAAAAAAATACCTTTAATTTAAGGATTAAATAATGCAAGAAGTTGTTAAATCAACGATGCAGGACAAGGTTAAAGCATTACAAGAAGAACTTGTTAAATTGCCTCAATACGAACCTTTAACTAAACACACATTTCATGGTGGAATGTATTGCCGTGAAGTGTGGAGACCTGCTGGCGTATTAGTAGTAGGTAAAGTTCATAAAAAAGAACATTTTTACATGATTGTATACGGCACAGTAGCAATTACAACGGATGATGGTGTAAAAAGTATTACAGGGCCATGTTTATTAAGCAGTATGCCTGGGACTAAACGAGCAGTCTATGCTGAAACTGATACATTATGTATGACATTTCATCGTACAGATTTAACAACGGTTGAAGAAGCTGAAGCTGAAATGGTAGAAGAAGATGAATCTGATATGTATAATATTGGAAATAAAGTTAAAGGAGTATTAACATGACTTTTTGGGTAGCGGGAGCTGTAGTAGGCAGTTCATTAATTGGCGGGGTAATGTCTAGCGGTGCTGCATCTGATGCAGCTAACGCACAAAGTCAAGCGGCGGCAAATTCCGTTGCAGAACAAAAACGTCAGTTTGATATTAATCAAGCTAATCAAGCGCCTTGGTTAGCCGCAGGTAAAAATGCGTTAGCTCAACTTAACGGCGGTAATTTTGATGTGACTCAAACGCCAGGATATCAATTTAGACTAGACGAAGGTCTTAAAGCCCTTGATCGGTCTGCCGCTGCCCGTGGTGGATTATTATCCGGCGCAGCTTTAAGAGGCGCAACGCGATATGGTCAAGACTATGCGTCTAATGAATATACAAACGCATACAATCGTATTGCATCGCAAGCTGGATTAGGTCAAACAGCTGCAAATAATCTAGGTGCATACGGTCAACAATACGCTACTAATATAGGTAATACTTTAGGTCAAGGTGCTAATGCCGCTGCATCTGGATATATAGGTAATGCTAATGCTTGGAACCAAGCACTTGGTGGGGCTACTAACTATTTTACGCAACAACAAATGATGAATAGAATATTCCCTTCTGCGACACCTAATGTACCTGCAGCGTATAGTAATCCACCAAATAGCGCTATTTATTAAGGATTAAATCATGCAACTTGATACGAATATTGCTTTAGGAATTAAACCAATTCAACTAGAGTCACCTATTAGTCAGATGTCTAATGCTTACGCTTTGCAAAACGCAGCGCAGTCTAATCAGCTTAACCAACTGAAGATGGATGAATATAAGCGTGGTTTAGCTGAACAAGAAACATGGAAGCAAAATATGCTAGGTGTAAATGCTACTACACCTGAAGGTCAACAAACTATCTTCAATAATTTAGTACGAAATGGTAAAGTTAAAGAAGCTGCCGATTTTGCTGAAAAAGTACAAACAACTAAAAATTTAGGTTTATCAGGTCAAGAAACACAAAATAAACTTTTAGACGCACAGTTAAAACGCTCTAGTGAAGCATTAGTGAATGTTCGTACACCAGAACAATATTTAGCTTGGCATGAAGCTAATCATAAAGACCCTATTATAGGGCCTTATTTAGCTAGTATGGGTGTAACTCAAGATAGCGCACGGGCCAATATTGAAGAAGCAATGGCTAAACCAGGCGGCTTTCAAGAACTATTACAAAAATCAGCACTTGGATTAGCTAAGTTTACCGAGCTTAACAAGCCAAATATTCAAACGCAAAATTTAAATGATAAGAGTGTTGTATCGGCATACCCTGGTTTAGGTGGCGCTCCTACAATATTAAGTTCTACACCTATGGGTGTTTCGCCTAACACTACGGCAACTATTAACGCAACTGAACGCGGTCAAAATATGACTGCAGCTACAGCTAAAGCTGCTCAAGGTATCACAACCTCTGAAGGCGCATTAAATCGCGCTAATGCAGAAAAAGTAGCTAAGTTAAGAAATAGCGGTGACTTAACAGATGAACAAAATCTTGCGCTATATGGCCCTAATGGTGCAGTTACATTAGGTAAATTAGATCCGTATAAAATTAATTCACGTAATTCTCATATATTAGCTAATGCTTATTTAAGTAACCCAACTACAGATATGAATAAGTTAGCGTCGGATGCGGCTATGATGCGTAGTNCTCCAACGATGAATAGAGCCTATACAACTGAACAATTGCCTACTATCATATCTAATGTCGTTGAGGCNGGTAAAAAAGTAGGNTATAACGACAATAAATATTTTGGTAAAGTTCAAGAATATCTTAACGGGGTATCTAATGATCCTGATTTTGTAAACTATATGACTCAGCGTAATGACGCATTGCTTACAATAACAAGCATTATGAGAGGAAACGGTGCAACAGATCAAGCGCATAGGGCCGAAATAGAAGCCGCGCCATCTACTATGTCACCAAGAGCATTTGATGCTTGGGCAGCCGCACAAATGAAAGCATTAGAACCTAGANTAAAACAAGCTAATAAATTTACAAGATCTNCCCCNGCAGCGCCAGCAAACGCACCTACAGGTATAGATGTAAACGCAATTGATGCTGAACTTGCTAAAAGAGGNCATAANTAATGGCACTCGATTACTCTAAATTATCTACTGAAGATTTACTTGCGCTTAAATCTGGTGATTTAGGTAAAATGTCTACCGAAGGACTTGTTGCNTTAAAAGGANCTGCACCATCAAATGATACTGTTGCGCCTCGTNCAAATGTAACTGCAGAAGCACCTATATCTTGGGGTGAAGCGGCAACTAAAGGCGCAATTAAAGCTGTGCCTTCTACAATCGGTAATGTATGGGAAGGCATTAAATCGTTACCTAGCGCAGCTATGCATCCTTTAGATACTATGTCAGGTATTCGCCACCTTGCAACAGGTACCGCAACTTCAATGNTACCTAAACCTGCACAAGAAGGGCTAGATAAAACAACCGCAGCTATGTGGGACGCACTTCCTAAAACCCTACAAGATAAACTTAGCTATTTAGGTTTTAACCCTTTAGGGGGCGCNCAAGATAGAGATATGGCTAGAGAATTTTTTAAACCGTATACAAATGTTGAAGATTTTAAACGGACGCTTGCGAATAATCCNGGCCGCATTGTTACTGATATATCTGCCTTAGCTTCTGGCGGTGCTGGCGCATTAAATAAGATTGGCATAGCGCCTAAAACAGCCAATGTATTAGAAACTGTAGGAACTGTAACTAATCCTTTAAATGCAATACCTCCTGTTGCATCAGGTATTTCAACAGGATTTAATACCCTTGCGCCGCAAAATATTAAAAATATGGCTTCTGCGTCAAAAAATATGTTGACTTCTGCAAGAGAAAATATAGCGTCAAGTGCACTTAATACGTCTACAGGTGCTATTGGCGCAATTATGAGTAAGACACCTGAAAACTTAAAACAAGCCTATGCGCAAGGTAAAATTAATAGCCCAGAAATTTTACAAAATTTAACTGGTGAAACATCGGCAGATGATATTTTAGCTAAAATTAAACAAGGTATTAGCTCACTTCAAACACAAAAATCAAATGCTTATCGCACGGCTAAAGAAGGTTGGGCTGCCGATAAAACACCTATTGATTTTGCACCGATTGAAGATGCGTTTAATAAAGAAGTATCTACGTTAAGCGAAGGCGGCCATAAAATTGTAGGTAAAGAAGAAATGCCTAAAATTGATGAAGTTAAATCGGTATTAGATGAATGGAAAGCTGATCCTAGTATGCATAATGCATTAGGTTTAGATGCGTTAAAACGTCGTATTGATGCTATTTATCCTGAATCACCTAAACATGATCAAGCACAACGTATTATTTCTGCAACACGTAATGCCGTTAAAGACTTGATTACTGATCAAGTACCTGAATATGCTAATGCAATGACGGAATATGAAAAACAAAACGGATTAATTAATGATATTAATAAAGCGTTAGGTTCATCAAAAAATGCGGATAAAGCGACGGCTATTAATAAAATTATGAAAGTATTAAACGAAAATCCTTCCGCTAAATTTAAACAAGACCTTGTAGCAACATTGAAAGAAAAAACAGGCGTAGATATTATGCCGGCTATTGCAGGTCAAAACTTGCAAGAATGGCTACCTCAAGGTATGGGTAAAATTTCAGGCTATGGCGGGTTAGCGTATGCATTAAAATCTGGAGGCGCAACATTACCAGTATTTGCGGCAGCAAGTCCTAGATTAATGGGAAATGCTTTTTACAAAATGGGTCAATTTGCAACAAGTAAAAATAAACTATTGCAAAAACTTACGCCTGAAGAAATCATGCTGGCATCTAAATTAGGCCAAGTTACACAAGCTCAGTAAGGACTTAACATGGACGAACAAACAACGCGCCTCAACCGCATCGAGGAAAAGCTGGATAAAGTAGGTGAGGCCATCATCTCTCTTGCTCGTATGGAAGAACGCATGATCACGTTGTTTAGACGCATGGATACATACGATGAAAGACAGACTAGCATTGAAGGCCGTGTTACAAAGGTTGAAGTGTCACACGCATCTGGCGCTTGGGTTGAACGCGTTGTGTGGCTAATCGTTGGTGGACTTATCATGGGGACTATCTATTTTGGTAAATAGCCGTAGCTTATCTGATTTAAATCCTAAAGTCGCTGCGATGTGTAGCGAGTTTATCAATCAATGTAAAGCTAGAGGGATTGACGTCATCATTACGTCAACCTATCGAGATGCTGATAGTCAGACAGCCCTATACAATCAAGGCCGCACGATGCCAGGCAAGATCGTCACTAACGCTAAAGCAGGTCAATCATTCCACAATTGGAAAGTCGCGTTTGACTTCTGTCCGATTGTCAATGGTAAAGCAGCGTGGGATAACAAAGATTTGTTTGCAACCTGTGGTAATATCGCAGAAGGCATTGGTCTTGAATGGGCTGGCCGTTGGGCTGGCAAGTTCAAAGAGACTGCACATTGCCAATACACAGGCGGATTAACCTTAGCAGACTTTCAAAAAGGTAAGACGCTATGAAGAAATGGTACAAGAGTAAAATGCTATGGTTTAACTTTATCATCGGTGTGGGGTCTGCAATTGAAGCTTCTCTTAACATTATTGAAGGTTATTTTGA